GGTAACGCTCGAACGCGGTCGATTGCTAGCGGCAGAAATTTTTAACTCGGTTCGTTTCGCATAAGGGATTGAAAAGACACATGAAAATCAAGCAAACAGAAATTGATAAAATTATTCCATACGCAAGGAATCCCCGCAAAAATAGCGATGCAATTACCAAAGTCGTAGCATCATTAAAAGAGTTCGGATGGCAACAACCAATCGTCGTTGATAGCGAAATGGTTGTAATTGCTGGTCATACTAGATTAGCAGCAGCGCGAAACCTGGGCATGACAAAAGTTCCTGTCGTTATTGCTGACAATTTAACCCCCGCTCAAGTCAAAGCATATCGCATCGCAGATAATCGCGTAGGCCAGGAAGCGGAATGGGACGACGATCTTTTGCGCCTGGAAATAAGAGACTTAGAAGATAAAGATTACGATCTTTCTTTAACTGGTTTTGACTTAGATGAACTTGGCGATTTATTTGACGAGCCTGAGGAAGAAAAATATGCAGACGGCGAAAGCGGTAGCATGGCTGCTAGGTATGGGGTTCCTCCTTTCAGTGTCCTTGATACGCGCCAGGGGCATTGGAACGATATGCGTTCTAAATGGCGTGAAGAAATTGGCGACAATGGAGAAAGCAGAGAGCAAACATTAAGCGGATCGGGTATTCTTAACAGTATGAATAACGGGGTTAGTTTGTTGGACCCTGTTTTGGCTGAGTTAATGGTTTCATGGTTTGGTAAACCAGGCGGGTTAGCTTTTGATCCGTTCGCTGGCGACACTGTTTTTGGATACGTTGCTGGAAGCCTGGGTATGGAATTTCACGGCATCGAATTAAGAAAAGAACAAGCTGATTTAAACCAAGAACGTTGCAACGCAGCTGAATTACCCTGCACCTATTACAACGACACAAGCGAAAATATGGATGCTTATGTGCAAGATGAAAGCATGGATTTAGTTTTTAGCTGTCCACCATATGCCGACTTAGAAGTTTATAGCAACGATCCACGCGATCTTTCTACTATGGCACATGATGATTTCTTTCAAGTTTACAAACGCATCCTTCAAAACACCTTCGCAAAATTAAAAAACAACCGCTTTGCTGTTATTGTTATGGGTGAAGTTAGAGGTAAGAACGGGTCGTACATAGGCACAATTCCAAAAACAATTCAGATAATGGAAGAGGCTGGTTACGCTTTTTACAATGAAATAATTTTGGTTAATTCTGCTGGAACCTTACCGCTTCGCGCTGGCAAATCTATGCAAGCAACTCGCAAGGTTGGAAAGATGCATCAGAATGTTCTTGTCTTTTTGAAAGGTGATGCCAAACTAGCAGTCGCAGATTTAGGCGCTATTCAAATAGACTTTGGGGGAGAAAATGAGGACTGAAGGCCAACACGTTCTGGCAGATGTTTGGTTAAACGAACAGCAAGGAAAAACCTGTAACGAGGTTCAAGAGCTTGTTGCCCAGGCGCTAAAAAAAAGCGGCATGAATGTTCTTGGATATAAACTGCACGACTTCGGGGATGGGGCTGTCACTGGCGTCTGGCTATTAGCTGAAAGCCATTTCAGTATTCATACTTTCCCGGAACGCAATTACATTAGCATCGATTGCTATACATGCGGCCAAGAAGGCGACCCGCTAGGATGCGTGGCTACTCTGTTAAGAGCGCTAGATGTAAAAGATGCAAAAATGCGCGTTTTACAGCGCGGTGATTAAGCGTTGCAGATATGTGCAAAGCAAAATTCATTTACCGCGTAAATCATGCTACGCTTGTCGCCAAACTCTTCAGCCTTGGCAATAGCGGCCTCAAAAGTAGGGCATTCGATGCGCGTTCTGTTGTTGCGGCCAAGGTGTCTGAAAACAGTAAAATATTGTGCAGTGTTAAAAACTTGTTCTTCATGTGCATTTGCAAATTTAACTTGCATGGTTTTTCTCTCCCGGTTTGTTTCAATACTATGCGAAAGAAAAAATAGAAGAGCAAGGTTTGAAAGGTAAAAAAAATTATGTCTAATTCCCCTACTTATGGCGTTGAAATTATTGCAAAATTGTTCGATTTAACCCCTCGCAGGGTGCAACAATTATCGAAAGAGGGTGTTATTCCACGCGCAGAACGTGGAAGATATGAGCTTGTCCCGGCTGTTCGTGGTTATATTGGCTACCTAAAAGCCAGGAGTCTTAACCCAGGCGTTGTAAGTTTTGAGGAAGTTAGGGCTAGAAAAATTGCCGCTGAAGCAGAAATGGCTGAAATGGAGCTACTTGAAAAGAAAGGCCAGTTAATTTCAGCACATGAAGTTGTCGCAAGTTGGGGTGAAATTGTGGGTGCTTGCCGCTCAAAACTACTAGCCGTTCCGGCAAAGATTGCGCCAGTGGTTGCAGTCGAAGATAATCCCGCTGTCTGTAAACAGATAGTTGAGGAGCAAATAGGAGAAGCATTGCATGAACTTGCAAAGTTTGTCAGCGAAACAGCAGAAGCCGATATCGGCACTGACGAACCAGATAGCGGAGATGCTGAAGCCGCCACCACGATTGACGGTGAGCAACTGGGCTGACGAGGAACGTCGTTTATCTCCAGAAGCATCAGCGGAGCCTGGTCGCTGGTACACCTCGCGCGCTGAATATCTTCGCGGCATTATGGATGCTGTTAGTGATCCTGAATATACGCGCGTCGTTGTTATGTCATCCGCGCAAGTTGGAAAAACCGAGCTTTTGCTAAACTGCATCGGCTATTTTGTTACTTATGACCCATCGCCAATAATGTGCGTCCAGCCAACGTTGTCTATGGGACAGGCTTTTTCAAAAGATCGTTTGGCTCCAATGTTGCGCGATACGCCAGCGCTGCAAGGTAAGGTTAAAGACCCGCGATCCCGTGACAGTGGCAATACAACGCTTCACAAGGTTTTCCCTGGCGGTCATATTACTATCGCAGGCTCTAACAGTGCAGCGGGTTTAGCTTCGCGGCCTATTCGTATCTTACTGGCTGACGAATTAGATCGCTGGCCTTCCAGCGCTGGTACAGAAGGCGATCCATTAAGGCTTGCAGAACGTAGAACGACAACCTTTTGGAATTCTAAGATTGTTATCGTTTCAACGCCGACTGTAAAAGACGCCAGCCGCATAGAAGCGGAATATTTAGATAGCGATCAGCGACAATTTTGGGTTCCTTGTCCGGACTGCGGCGAAGAACAGACGCTTAAATGGGCGCAAGTACAATGGCCAGAAGGCGAACCATTAAAAGCGGCATATGTTTGTGAATGTTGCGGTTCTACTTGGCACGATGCAGCGCGCTACAAAGCAATAACGAAGGGCAGATGGATAGCTGAAAACCCTGGGCAAACGACTGCTGGATTTAGGTTAAGTGGTTTATATTCTCCCTGGATTACGTTAGGAGAAGCAGCACGAGATTTCTTGGAGGCTAAAAAGTTACCTGAAACGCTTCGTGTGTGGATAAATACGTTCCTGGGAGAAACCTTCGAGCTTCAAGGAGATGGTCTAGATGAAGAAGATATTTCAACGCATCGCGAGCAATATGAAGCGGTTGTTCCCCACGAAGTGGCGTTGCTTACGGCTGGCATTGACGTTCAAGATGATCGCCTTGAAGTTGAGTGCCTCGGTTTTGGTAGGGCTGAAGAAACTTGGTCGATCGATTATTCGGTTATTTATGGCGACCCTGCTGGGCCTCAAGTCTGGCGGGATTTGGATACTTACTTATCTCAAAAATTTGAAAAGAAAGACGGAACGCTTTTAGATATAAAATGCGCCTGCATCGACTCAGGTGGACATTATACGCAAGCGGTTTATGATTTTGTTAGACCAAGAGAGAAAAAACGCATATATGCAATTAAGGGTATAGGCGGAGAAGGTAAGCCATTAGTCGGCAGATTTTCTAGAAATAATATTGGTAAGATTAGGCTGTTTCCCGTGGGTGTTGATACAGCGAAAGAAATAATCTACGGTAGGCTAAAGATTTCTCAACCTGGTCCAGGATATTGCCATTTTCCAGCGCATTATGACGAAGAATATTTCGCACAATTAACAGCAGAACAAATTGTGACGAGATTTAACAAGGGATTTCGTCGGCGTGAGTGGAGAAAGGTGAGGGCTAGGAACGAGGCTCTTGACGTTCGCGTCTACGCTCTAGCAGCAAGGACGTTATTGAATGTAAACATTGACGCTCTGATCGAAAAAGGCCAAAGGCAACAAGAAAAGCCAAAACCTAATCGAAATGGGCCAGTAAGGCGAACTAACTTCGCAACCGCTTGGAGATAGTGCATGGCCAACCTA